CCTCTTGTTTAGTTGAGGCTTAGACTGTTGTAATTTGTCGTACTGCATTGCCTTATACAATGCCATAACGTGCCGAGCATCTCGTACTGCTGATAGCTCTTGGTCTGAGAATCCTAAGTTCTTTGCAAACTTACGCAAATCTGACCTTAGTGTTTCACCTTTTACTGGGTCGCTGTATTCCGGTAGTGTTTCAGACAATACGGCAGCTTGCTGAGATAGATATTGTTGCATTCCTTGCTGCTGCTCCGCTTGTTGCATCTCTGCAATGCGTTGTCTTTCAGCTTGTACTGCATATAACTTCTCTTTATTCTGCGACATCTCTGCCACTCGTACAGCGTAACCAATAGGGTCGGACTCTTTTAGATATTCTAAATCCTCTACTGGTTGTTGAGCATTCAGTAATTGCTCCATTGCTTGCAACCGTTCTGCATAAGCATCACGCATATATTTGGCTTCTTCAATAGCTTTTTGTTCTGCCTCTACTGCTTTGCGTTGCTCTGCTACTTGTTGAGTCTTTTTGGTGTAATCTGCACCTTGTTGGGCTAGTGACTTTAGTTCAGTTAAGGTTAGTTCTTTATCTTCGCCACCGACTTTAACTTGAAACCGTTGTTCGTCTTGGTCTGATACAGACTCCTCTGAGCCATCATCTGCTTGCTCAACTTCTTGCTCGTTTCCACCTTCTTCATTCTCTTGTTCTGGTTGCTCTTCAGCTTGCCCTTCTTCGGGTGCTTCCGATGCATCCATTAAACCTAAGAATGCGTTTTGTGCTTCATTGATAGTGCCATTACTTTTTGTGTCACTCCCGTTAGGGTTGGTGTCGGTAGTCATTTGAATCTCCATATGCTAGTGCGCCTAGCCACGTTTTATAGATACTATAAAATCTTCCAGCGACTTGCGTTAATCTTGCGGTCATCTGCCATGCCAACGATATGAGCCATTACTTCACGTATGGCTGTTAGCTTTGTGTAAGCATCTTGTCGCTCATCATAATCATAAAGCGGTGAGTTAGACCACCGTTGCATCTGTAATTCTTCCATATCTTTAAATACCTCCAAGAAGTTTTGGTCTTGGAGCATATTGTTTGCCCATTCTGATTTGGTCACATGAACCTTCCAGCACCACTAGATGCTGACTGTGCTGCGCCTTGTCCGCCAAGTAACCCAGTACTCATTTGTGAATCACCTTGCATACCTTGTACACTTTGATAAAGCTCTGGGAACAATGAAGCAATATCAATTGGAGTATATTGTTGCTCTGGTCTTGCTGTCATGGATTGATTGTTGATGTTGTTTAAGTAATTGCGTATTGGTTCTTGGTTTTGTATTCCAAACATATTGGCAAAAGGTCTATTATTTCGTGGAGCTGTCTGAGTATAATATTGACCTGTATCAGTATCATAATATACTTGACCTTGTTGCTCTGCTTGTTGCCTTTGTGATTGCATACCCATAATTTAGTCCTCTACACCATATATAGTAGTTGAATCAAAGTTATCTACCATATCTTGTGACTCTGCCTTTATACCACCTTTTACCATTTCATTCAAGCTAGTAATAGCCGACATGATAGCGTTAAGCTGTTCTGTCTGTAGTTTGCCATCAGTTGCCTGTGTTTTAACCTCAAGTTCCATCTGTTTCAATTGCAATTCAGCTTCCTTGATACGATACTCGCCTTCAAGTTGCATTTGCTTTTGTTGGAACTCTAGTTGTTTACGAGCATTATCTACCTGCATTTGCTCACGGTCTAGTTGTAACTTAGCATCGGCAGTCTGTGCAGACAATTGAGCCTTCTGTTCTTCTACCCTAGCGTATAACTGTGCTGCATCTGACGTTGGGTCAGTAGGAGCTTGGCTTGCTTGCTGCATTATTTGTTGCTCAACCTCTGGTGTAATCTCATTAATGAATGAAGTTGTATCTTTAAAGCCAGCCATCTCAATCATACGACCAAGAGTGCTGCGATATTGCGTTACAGTCACCAATGGGTTGTTAGCACCGTACTTGCCGATGATTTCTTCCTGTTTAGCCATAATCATTTGCAGCATAGCAATCTGTTCTTGGCGGTTACCGTTACCCAAGCCTACGTTGATTGATACATCGTATAGGTTAGACCATTCACGAGGGTCATAAGATACCCATTTGCCACGCATACGGATTGTCTTAGCTTGGTTTTGGTATTTACATAGTAAGTGCAGGATGCCACGGAATAATGATTTAACACCTGTTTCAGCAAAGATACGAGCCATTAGCTCTAGCTTACCTGCTGACTGTTGCATCATAGCTGCCACGGCTGTTGCTGTAGTGTTCTGTAGCACGTTAGCATCAAGACCTTGCTGTAGGTCACTAACACCGGTACGTTTAGCCTGTACACCATCCAAGTATTCCATCATCGGGAATGATTGACCTGCTGTGTTTTGTACTTGTAATTGGTTTACTGCTTGAGCATTCTTAACACGGATAACACCACCGGCAGTAGATGTTAGTAAGTCATCTAGGTTTACTTGACCCTCTACGGCAGTTACTCGTGCATTGTTAGTTAGGTACAAGTTGTCTAGCATTTGACGCAAGATAGTAGACTTGGTTAGTTGCAAGTCCATTGTGCGGTCTGCTAGTGACTGACCAAAGAATTTGTGTGGGATAGGAATCGGGCATACAGAGTGGAATGGTACGTAGTCGCACTCTTCGTTAGATAGGATTTGCTCACCACCGATGATAACCCTGCGTAACTCTAGCAAGCCATTGTCGTTAGTATCAACCTTGATGTAGCACTCAAATATCTCTACCTCTTCCATTGATAGGTCAGTAGACTGTCCGTAGTCTGGCATCTCGTCACGACCAAAACGTGCTAGTCGCTCTGGTGAATACTCTAAACGGTCACCGGCTGGGATAGTATCAACGATAGACTTCTCGTAACCCATAGCAATCAAGTCACCACGAGCAATCATTCTACGGTGAGCTGTGAATGGTGAGTCTTGAATGGTCTTAGCACGCTTGCTGATTAGGAACTCTTCTGGTGGGACATTCTCAATAGCGATACGGCTGTCATCTTGGATTCGCTCTATCGTTACGTTATGGTTGTTGTAAGGTAAACCATCCATGCCAATAACAATGTCAGTCACTTGCTTGGTTATTTCCCACTCGCCTGTCTGCATAATCATGGCTAACTCGTCATCAGTCAACCCTTTGTATTTTTCTTTAATGGTGTCTTTCTTTTCTTCCCAGTAGGCTTTAACTACACCTACCTTTTGTAGCAAAGCGTCTTTGAACCAATTGTGTAGGATTAAGAAACCATCGTTGTCTTTATAGAATACCCAGTTTGCCATGTCACTAGCTTGGTCTGCTAGTGGTTCTTCACCATCCTTAGTAGCCTCAAAGCGTACAGCATCCTCACAACTGGTGAAAACACGTATAAGCTGTGGAAGAGCGCCATCCACCGCCTCCGCTACTTCCCCTGTTACAACTTGGCTGCGACCTTCTACCTCAGTTCCGTATTTGTCACGGAAGTAGTAGTTCATTGCATCAGCACGTTCTTGTACGGTATCGGACTCTAAGTAGCCAATAGCATTATTGATTTCGTCAGCACATAGTGCCTTTAATTCTTCTTGATTCATCATTATACGACCCATGCCTTATTTTGTTGTAATGGTTTAGACCATGTTGTATCTACTTCTACTAATCCTATTGCCATGTAACGAAAGCTATCTGCAAAGTGTGATGACCAGTCGTGAACTGGCTTATCGTAAAACACATTCTGCTTCTCGTTAAACTCTCGTCTATAGTTACGCAATGCTACTAGACCGTTCTTTGTGTGTTCCATATCAAACCAGCATCTCGGCAGCATACGTCTGACTGCTTGAATGCCATCTGCTATAGATAGGCTTGGTGCTACTGTTACATCTAGCCCAGCTTCCATTAAGACTTCTAGTCTACTACGACCTGTGGTCATCTCTCTGACTCTTACATCGTGCGGAAGAATCTGCTGACCCTTGTCATAACCATTATCACGTAACCAGCTAACATAGTAATCTAATCCTACACCGTGGTTCTCTGTGCAGTCTACTAGCTGTATCTCTTTACCAACTATCTGAGCTACCCAAATACACGTACTGTCGCTGACACCCAAATCCCAGCTACAAACAATCTTTGCCAAGCCGTCTTTAGGTACTTTAGTAACTCTGTTCTGTGTATCTGCATCATTTAGTAGTGACCCATAGTAAGCACCTTCTACCGGTGCGTCAAAGCTACACTCAAACTCTTGCTTGTACTTGTCCTCGCCCATCTCGTTCTTAGCACTAGATAACTCTTGTGGGTCTAGTATGCCGGTATCACTAGCCTTAAACTCTAAGAACTTCCAGCCTTCTGTTACTAACGCTCTTTCCTTGAATTCTCGGAAATGGTTGTTACCTTTAGGTGTACCAATAAATAGGCAGTAGCCTTTGCGGTCTGCTAGTGCTGGTCTTACAATACTGTTCCAAATAGCAGGGTCTTGGTCACCTACCTCGTCTAAAACCACACCATCAAAGTATTGTCCTCGTAAGCTGTCACCATTCTCACTTCCGTACAGGCTGATTCGTCTGCCCATAAAGTCTACTCGTAGCTCTGCGATGTTTGCAGTACCACCAAGTGAGCGAGTATATTCTACTAGGTAATCCCATGCGACCCTTTTTGCTTGACTATATGTAGGCGCAATGTAAGCGTACCTAGGATTCTTTTGTGTGTTCTGTAACGCAGAATGTATCAATTGTACAATCGCAGAAACAGTTTTCCCCATCCTACGATGAGCTACTGCTACTACAAACCGATTCTCTTTTACTGCCTTGTGTATCTCTTTCTGTGGTAATCGTGGCTTGTAGCCTAGGTCAATCTGTTTGCTCTCAGTCATCTATGCCAGTTATAACATTAATAATTATCGGAGCATCAGAATCACCTGTGAGCTTATTCTCTTGCATTGCCTTACCATCTATTCTATCGCCTATCTCTTTGATAGCATTCATATCGCCATCGGCTGCTTTTTCGTATAAAGCAATAGCAATAGTATTTAATCGTTTGTAGTCCTCTTGGACTGCCAACTTTCTAATTAAATCTCCCCATATCCTATTGTTTTTACTCGCATTTGTATGTCCGAGTGGAGCGCCTGCTCCTTTGGGGTTTGTTTCTGTTATCTCTGCCATTTTGTTGTGACTCCTTATAGGTTGGTCACCCTGTTGTTAAAATTAGTATTGCGGTCTTGCTGTTGCTTTCTGTTTACCGTACTTGGCTGACATCTGGCGAATCTTGTCTTCGTTCATAATAGACTTAACACGTTTGTCTTCTATTGCTTGTCTTACACCAGCCATATTTTCTTCGTAATCTTTTACAGCATCTAATTGGCGGTTTTTGTTGCCTAGCATACCATCTACTAGATACCCACTAAGTTGGTAAGCCTTTGCTCTGTTTTCAGCTTCATCATAAGATACATTAGGTGAAGTTGCATACTGATAGCCACCACCGTAATTAATTGCCACATCTAATGGTGTCCTATCATATCGTTGAAATCCTACTTCCGGATTTTTACTTACTAGTGATTGACTTAATTCATCTGGATAGCCACTATGATTCCAAGCCTCAATAGGATGCAAAACTGAATTTAAGAATGCACCACCGTAACCAGTAGCCAATGTTTTAGCCTTCTCAAAAGCTGACATATTGCTAAATATATTGTTGTCTAGTAATCCAGCCATAATCTACCAATGATGTATTGCGTTTATAACGAGTGTAATGTTAGCGATTACAGCTAATAGGATAATAAACCAATGGTCGTTCATCTACCATTTAACCTTGTTTAGCCATTATGCTAACTCAGTTACGCAGACTGTAGATGCTATAGTAGTTGCATCTTTGATGTAAGCCATCTTATTACCGGAAGCAACTTTAAAGAATGCAACAGTATCGGCAGGAATCATTGCGCTAGTAGTAACTGTGGCTGTTGGGTTAGCACCAAATGATACATAGCAATGACCAGATACAGCAGCAACACGTACTAGAGTTACACCTGTAGCAAATGCTGCTGATTGTGCTGTGGTGTTACCAGCAGCTAAAACTTGTGATGTAGAAGGTGTATAAGCATCTACTACGTTACCATTATCATCTTTCGCAATTATACTCATATTATTTACCCTTCATTTTGTTCGCTTCGCTGAGTGCGATAGCAATTGCTTGTTTACGTGACTTAACGACCTTGCCACCTTTACCAGAATGAAGGTCTTTATCTTTATACTCGCCCATTACTTTGCCAATCTTTTCTGCAATCTTATCCATGTTTCGCATTTTAGTCTTCCTCAGTTTCAAAATCTTTACGTTCCCATACGCTGCATAAACGTGAGTTATGGCAGATTAGGTCTAGCTTGTGACACCAGCCACGTTGCGCTTGACCATCATATAAGTCGTATTTGTTAAGGGGAATTGCCTCCATTGCTTCATACTTCTCAGGAGTATTGTCGTAGTAGGCGCAGTTACCGCATCGTTGACGCTTGACTTCTGCTGGTGTGATTCGGAACATCTTAGCCATCTTTGCCCAGTACTCGGTATTAGGCAGGCTTGGGTTCATAGCTCC